GGAAAATATCCATTCAGAAATGTATTCTTTATTAATTGACACGTACATACGCGATGAATCGGAAAAAATGCAATTATTTGGCGCCCTGGAAAATTTCCCCTGTATTAAGAAGAAAGCCGATTGGGCAATTAAATGGATTAATTCTGAAAATGCTTCGTTTGCCTTGCGCCTAGTCGCCTTTGCCTGCGTCGAAGGTATTTTTTTCTCTGGGGCATTTTGTTCGATCTATTGGCTGAAGAAGCGGGGGAAAATGCCGGGATTAACCTTTAGCAATGAACTTATTTCCCGAGATGAAGCTCTACATACGGAGTTCGCGATCTTACTCTATCGGCAGTTGCTGTATCCTTTAGGGGAAGAGGTTATACATGGTATTGTGAGAGAAGCGGTCCAAATTGAACAGGAATTTATTTGTGAGGCGCTGCCATGTCGCCTAATTTCTATGAATGCCAAGCTGATGTCTCAGTATATTGAATTTATCGCGGACCGTCTAATTATCCAATTAGGTTATGCACCTATTTATAAGGTTAATAATCCTTTTGATTTTATGGAGTTGATATCGATGGAAGGGAAGACAAATTTCTTTGAGAAACGGGTAGGGGAATATGCTTTGGCGACAAAAACGAAGGATGATAGCGTGTTTGATATGGATGGGCACTTTTGAGAAAAGTGCTGCAAAACCCAACCCTCGGAGAGTTAAAATTTTACACCACATTAAAATATTCGAGGGTGCGGTTTTGGTTCAACCTTTTCCAAAAGGTTGGCTTTTCCAAAAGTGCGTTGGAGAAAAAGATATAAAAACTTAATATATACTATTAGTAAATATAATGTCTATTAATAGTATTGCTGATATCAAACATATCGTATATATTAATTTAGACTCAAGGACTGATCGAAAAGCGCATATTGAGCAGCAACTAAAAATCATTGGTTTTAATAATTTTGCCCGATTCAAAGCGATTAAAACCGCGAATGGAGCCATCGGTTGTACCATGAGTCATTTAAAATGTTTAGAAATTGCCAGAGAGAAAGGCTTGTCTCATTTATTAATATGCGAAGATGATACTCTTTTTACTAAACCGACTGTCTTCAAAAAACAATTTAATTCATTTTTACTTAAACATAAAAAGGGTTCATGGGATGTGGTTTTACTTGCGGGAAATAATGTAGAACCCTATAGACATATAGATGAAACATGCATTAAAGTAGGTCATTGTCAAACGACGACTGCTTATTTAGTTAATGGCTCATATTTTACAAAATTAATTGACAATATTAGAGAAGGACTATATAAATTAATGAGTGATCAAAAACACCGCAATTTGTATGCGATAGATAAATACTGGTTGTCTTTACAGAAGAGAGATAATTGGTATTTAATTGTGCCTTTAACGGTAGTACAGAAAGCTGGCTATAGTGATATTGAAGCGAAAAATGTAAATTATAATAATTTAATGACGAGTATTGATAAAGTAAATGGATTTTCAACTGATAATACTAAATTTGCAATGAGAAATGTAATGTATAAATAAAATAATACTATAAATAAAATAATACTAATTAACTCTATTATAAATTAAACTTCGTTTGATTTTCAACCCATCCACCATCATCATTAAATCTTGTAGATTGATAGAATGAAGGATATTTATTTGCTAATACTTTAAAATGAGGTTGTACTCGCGAGATGATAATATCATTATATGTTCTCATATTCTCTTGTAGACGCTGTATTACGGCGCTTTTGTATCTTCTAGAAATATAAAGAATTGCATGCGTTGATAACATATTATGTACCTTTATTTGATTAGAAGAATATGGGAAGACTATAGAATTACCTCTATGTATATTTTCTTTTGGATGTCCGCCTGATTTACTAATACCAAAATATATTGCATCAGCATCTTGTATATAATCAAAGGTGTCGATCCCTGTAAATTCTACGTCATCTTCTAGTAATAAAAAGGGTTCATTTATATATTTTTTTAAAATTTCTATTGTGGCGACTGTTAAACAATAAGGATAATTTATTGAGGAGGATTTGAAATGAATTATATCTTTGAAACCGATATTTTTTAGTAAACTATCCATATGTTGTTTTCGTTTTTTATATTTTTCATTGTGATCGGGACAAATATAAATTACTTTTAAATCTTGAATCTTCATATATATATACTTTTGGAAAAAGTATGGCAAAAAAAATACTTTTAGAAAATACTTTTAGAAAAAGTATGGCAAAATTATACTTTTAGAAAAAGTATGACAAAATTATACTTTTAGAAAAAGTACAAGTGTAACAGATATGGCAAAATATACTTTTGGAAAATACTTTTGGAAAAAGTACAAGTGTAACAGATAACAAGTGTAACAGATAACAAGTGTAACAGATAACAAGTGAAACAGATACAAGTGTAACAGATATGGCAAAATGCAAGTGAAACAGATAACAAGTTTAGTATAACATCTTAAATATACTACCATACCCATCACATAATTTATAAAACTTATGAGGGTAGGCTTTAAATATATGTGTTAAAATGACCTGATCTGTCCAAATATTCATTTTACTTATATTTACTTCGTTTATATTTACTTCGTTTATACTATTGAATATCTTATCTAGGTATAATTTATACATATCTGTAAATACTGTTATGATATCCTTATGTAAAATATATGTACCGGAAATATGATGATAATAATTAGCAGTTGATACCTCTTTCGGATTCCATTCAGTGGATGCCGAATAAATAAATTTATCCTTAGGCAGGCGATTTAACTTCTCAATATTCGGGAAAGGTTCTTGAGGAGGCATTATTGTTCGATAGGTGCAAATACCGGCGTCGACCCAGCAAAAAAACTCGCTATTGAATGGATTGATATTTTTTGCTTTTTCCATTAGAATCAATTTTTCATTCCAGATTAAATTCAATTCTTTAGAGGGGCAATGAGTCAAATGTACTGCCATTTTATCTTTGTATTGGTAGGTATAGAAGTCCTCTAAATTGCATTCAATGTAATACGTCGGTAAGTTTTTTCTAAAAAGTTTGATTAAAGCTATCCCTTCTTTATTGCTAAAAAAGACATAGGGACAATTAATAGCTAAAGATGTCTTAAACCATTCTAAGAATTTGTTGCCGTGTTTGTTTGTAACTTGCCAAAATCCTGAAACACAAGTAAAAGGAGTAGTCATTATAATGCACTTTTAAAAACAACCTTTAAAAAAGGTTGAGCCAAATAACGCGCAACCAACCTTTTAGGAAAAGGTTGAACCAAAACACAATCTTTTATGCGAAGTAAACCTAAAGGTTGAGCCAAAACTAACCTTTTATGCGAAGTAAACCTAAAGGTTGAACCAAAACTAACCGCTAAATAGCTCTTAAATTACACTAATATTCACGTCCAATTTGATTAGGTTTTGGTTCAACCTTTTTTAAAGGTTGTTTGGTTCAACCTTTTTTAAAGATTTTGCTGCACTTTTTCTAAAAGTGCGGGAGAAAATTAATCTTCCCCTTCACTCCTTCCACATTAATCTTTGCCATATATTTTCTTGGATTAAGGATGACATTTCTCAATAATGTCATATCATTTATAAGATCTCCCGAAAGTAATATAACATTCGCCGGGAAATAGTCCAATATCTTCTTACAACCCCAGTAAATTGGTGTCGCGCCGCATAATAACGGATTTATTATTTTCTCCGAAAAATAAGCATTTGTCTGGAAATTTTCAATACATATGTGAAAAGAATAATTTTCATAGGGTTCTAATTCTTTGAAAATACCTTTTATTCTAGAATCATTATTCCTATTATACATACGAGAGCCAGTGCCATATATATCAATAGGCAGCCTATTGCTCAAAATACTCTGAATTAAGGTATGTCGATATTTATGCCCAGGCGCAAATTGTTTATCACTCACCATAATTGATATGAGTTTGTTTTTTACGGGCAGGTATTGCAAAGGCGTAATGTGCCACATATAGGAATAGTGTTCAATAAATACCCCCGGTAATATTTTACTTTGGTCTGACCAAAACAAGGTGTCACCAATATAATATTTCCCAATGTATTTTTCAGCATAAGTAATAAATTCTTTTGTTAATTTCAAATAAGCAGGAGGTTCGAATGCTAAACCCAGGACATTCTCTTTCGGTATATTTCTTAAGACAGGCATTGCGACGTTCAAGATGACAGCATGCGTATAATCTTCACCTGTAGTGATATATAATTCTTTATTAATACCATAATTTGGCATTTTATTCACTTCACATAAAAGTTCATATTTAGCTTTACATTCATCGGAAGAACAGAAACTGGAAAAGAATTTAATACGCATATATCAACCAACCTTTAAAAAAGGTTGAGCCAAAACGCAACCAAATTGAGGTGTACGTACGTAATATAAGTTTTGGCTCAACCTTTTCCTAAAAGGTTGGTTGTAAGAAATGGCATCCCCTGCATTTTTTTAATTAAATTCGCATAAATTGGCTGTAAAGCCATTATCTCTCTAGTTAGAGGCTTTGTTCTTGTTTTTTCTACCGGATAAAGATCCTTGTTACAACGAATATTTAATACTCTATTTAGCTGTTCTATATTATTAAATAAATCTTCATATTTCACACAATATATTTTATAATTTCGTTTTATATTACTATTTGTATAGTTATCAAAGAAATGTTCAATGCCATACAAGTCTTGTTGGGATTCAATAACCTGTTCTAATGTTATCGATGGATTTGTTTGAATATGTGCTAAATGTTCCTTTTGCATAAAGCGCGATTGAATGGCTTTTATTGGATCCCGATAAATATAAATAACATAGTAATTACCGAGGTCTTCTTTAGCAATAGGAATCGTGCTAAACCATTCATCGTATAAGCCTATGTGTGTTAAAACTGTGGGAGGAAACCGTGAATGGACATGCTTGACCGTGCCGAAATGTCCCAAATATTCGCATAACATCTTCGAGCCGCAGCCGCCATAACTGCAGACATAAAAGACCTTGTGCTTGTTTGTATCTTTTCTTATAGTATTGATCATTGTATGCCGCATTTTATCTAATAGTCTGCTGGTCATTGTATACAACCAACCTTTAAAAAAGGTTGAGCCAAAATACAACCTTTAAAAAAGGTTGAGCCAAAATACAACCTTTAAAAAAGGTTGAGCCAAAATACAACCTTTAAAAAAGGTTGAGCCAAAATACAACCTTTAAAAAAGGTT